CCGCCATTCCCGCAAACGTCCATGCCCTTCACCACCACCGCCTCCTCCACCCGGACGATGAGATATTCTACGTCACCGCCCGGACGACCGAGACGCTGGGGATGCCGATTATGCACCAGTCGCAGAGGTGGCTGGAGTCGTGTGGGATCGGGGGGATCGGTACGAGCGTGATCGTGGTTCCACAAGGGATACATAAATATTCAATCTATAAGCGAATTGGAATTGATTATGCAGTAGACGATGCGTTGCATGTGGTGGAAATTGGTACAGATATTATCTACCTGCTCGATAAGCCATATAACCGTGAAAATCGATCGGGGGAGATAGATGTGGTCAATAGTGTGAAGGAATTTTTCAAACTTACAGGAGATCGAAAATGACACTCAAGGGAAAAGTTGGGAATTTGATGCCATCGCTCCAGCCCAATCGCGCTATCATCCGCATCGTCGGGTGGGACGATTCATTTACGGTCCCGATGGGCGACCTGAAGATCGGTCAACATGTCGAGATCAGGATTGATTCGTTGTTGACATCGGGGGCGGCAGCAGGTCTTCCTCACTCACGCTAACCACCTTCGCCCGGAGCTTCAGGGGAGCAACGTGAAGGATGGATCGGACAGTTTCAAGCGCCTCGGCCTCCCCCCGGCAACCGACGATCGTGTAGGCGTAGATTTCGAAATACTTGCCGATGACGTAGACTCGCCACCCGAGGCGGGTCATTTTATCTCACGGAACAACACCTGCGCGCGAGTGGGTTCATAACCTTTGGGGTAGAGGATATTCCCGTTGTCGTGGCGATGCGGGGGGAAGTCCTTGAGGATCGATGCGAGGCGAATAGCGCTCCACCAAAGGGGCGCGCCGATTACCACAATCTCAATGATGTGCAGGACATTATCAGCATTCATTCGTCATCCTCGTCTGAGTTGTCAGGACCATAATCGTCATCGGCGAGGTTGTCAACGTCCGATTCGGGAAACTCCGGGCCTTCACTCACATAATGGTCGGGCATCATCCTAATCTCCGTAACCAACCTTGCTTTCTCAAAAGTTCGTAGCGATTCTCGACACATTTTTCAATGTCATTTCGATACATCATGTCAGGGATTTTGAGTTCATCAATAATTGCCTGACATTCTCCAAACGCTCCATGAATTGTATCACCTAAGCCAATTGGCGCTCCAATTAATCCATCCACCCCTCCTGTCTCCAGCTCATCCTCGGTGCCCTCCTTAACGCGCACGTCAGAGAGGAAGAATCGATCGAGTTTGTCAAGATTGATGCCCTCGATGGGGACGCCCGCAAACTTGCTCGCATTCTTGATCTGGGTAGGGTAGGGGGGAACGGTGACGCGAATCGTGGCGGCGAACGCGGCCTTGGGGATGATTGGCGCGATGGTCGAGGAGGTGGCGATCTGGTGCATGAACTCGCCGAAGTTGACGGGCATCAGGGCCATGACGTTACAGGTTCCTTCGTATCCGAAGCGAGGGGTCCACTCAAGTCCGTAGACCTCGCCTTCGGTCACGATGGTGTTGAGGTCAATTGGCCCGACGAAGCCAGCTCGTTGCAGACATGCCTCAGCCCGACGCAATCCTCGCTCGAACAGAGGATTAACGCCACTTGGCATCCACACGAGATTTCCTGAACAACCAGTATTGGGGCCAACTCCACCGCTGAGGAATTTTTTCTCTTCGAGAGTGTGTGCGACAGCGCAGAACGTGGTGCCGTTAAACCATCCATCGGTTGATACCTCCGTTCCCTCGATAAACTCTTGCAGGAGGAACTCAGAAATCTTCGCCCGCTTCTGCAACACCTCTAAATACTTTATCATGTCCTCACTCGATTTGGACACGTATGTGGTGGCTTTGTCCTGCACATCGCCGCTTGGCTTGAATACGCAACGTTTCTTTGTCTCGTTGAGCCAGGCGATCGCATCCCCGACATCGGTGAATGTTTCGTATGGGGGGACCGGGATGCCGCACTCTTCCATAAACTTAATCCCGAAGGTGCGGTCGTGTTCGAGTTGGTCCGAGAACTCGCTCGACCCTATGACTGGGGTGAGCGATCGGATCTCGTCCGCACCCTTGCCATCAGCACAGAAGTCATACACCACTAGGTCATAATCGGAGGGATTGCCTATCGTTTCGATGGGAGGAGGAAGGAGGCCACGGAGGGAATCCTTGTCGCGCTGGTGCTTGGCGATCCACGCTACATCATGACCTTCATGCAGAAGGTACAGAGCTACCCATGGGCCGTCGCCGTTCGGACTCGCCAAGAGAATTTTCATGTTGGACCGTTCGCCAGTTTCGCCGGACTAGCTCGCGTTGAATGAGGCGGAGGGACGCGCGCGTTAGCCGATGAGTGAAGGGGGTGGACACTCTCTTAGCCTTCGCGCGCGCATGGAGGCGAGCTTGTTGCCGACTGAGCACGTTATGCCTGGTCGGGATACTTGCGGGTTAGCGATGATGTGCGAACCTTAACCTTGGTCCGTCGGGGCACGAGATCCGCGACCGGGACGCTGAGGCCACCGCCATCGTTGGCGCCCATGTGCAGGGGCGAGCTGGAACCGTCGCTATTGCCATCAGTCTTGTTGACCTGAACGTGGTTGATAATCGAGTGAGCTTCGTCAAAAGATTGTGCGAATGACAAGGTACACCTCCAAAATTTTACTTCCCTTTTAGTCTACCACAAATCACGGGATAGGAACATATTGCTTGAGCTGATCGTGGCCATATTTGGCGACCGCCGGAGCGATTGGGATCAAGGGCGATGCGAGTGCGGCGGTTCGCGGATGAGTCGCGGCGCTGATCGCTACTGACTTCCCGACCGCTTTCGTCTGACCCATGAGGTAGGTTTTCATGGCGTTCGTGGCGGCGTGGATATCCTTCATTTGGGAAAGGATTGGGTCAGCCTCGGGCACCACACCTATAATCGCCTTCCGAGCTGAACCATAAGCGTTCTGGAGAATGTCCTGAGCAGCCGCGCCTACCGGACCAGTCTGAGCACCTTGGAATGCACGCTTCTGAATTATTCGTCGGAAGTTGGCAATTTGTTGAGGAGTTGCTTTCTGGTTATTGACAATCCCTGCGCGGTAAGCAGCGGAGTCGATTTCCTTTGCTACCCGCTTCGCAACACCAGGAACCGCTTGATCGGCGAATTTTGCTTCTGCGAGTGATGGCTGGACAACGGAAGAGGTGAAATTTATAACACCCTTCGACTTGCCGAGGACATCGGTAAGTTGAGAGGAGAGGGATTTGTTGGCGTAAACGAGATCCCTCATGATCCCTTGTTTGGTCAGGCCCGCCGGGGCCACCTTATCCATTGCATCCAAAACCTGTCCAACTTGTTTGGCATCCTTTGCGGCGGCGAGATTTTTTAGCACCATGCTTCCAGCACCTTGCAACAGTGCGCCGGGAACTTCGAACGCTCCGGCAACCGCTGCCGAGGTGCCGATCTTCTGCGCGGCTTCCTTCGAACTGGACGGCCCCTCTCCAAGAGTCGCGCGAGTGAGTAATTGACCTGCTGCCTCTCCGCCTCCTGCACCGAGGGCCGCACCTCCGACAGCACCCACTCCGCCAGCGGGAGCACCAAGGACCGCGCCGGCTGTTCCCCCGACGATCGGGAGGGCCGCAGCAGTGCCACGAATCGCGGCAGGAGCGATGGAAGTTTTCATCTGCGCGCCGATGGAGGATGGAGTTTGTTGGAAGGCGCCGGGAGCGACTGGGGCGACTGGGGGATTCGCAGCGGCACCTTTTTCGGTCATCGTATCCTTAGATGACACATACTGTTTAATCACCCGATCAATCACTTCGGGCGCGGTGCCATCGGGAAATACATGCACATTCCCGTCCGCAGTTTGTGCTTTGATGTCGGGCATTATTGAATCCTATTGCCTTGGGAGTCGTACTTGATGACTCGACTGTTACCTTTGCCCGAGGCGGCAGGTCCACCAGTTGTGGTATCTAAAGCGCCGAGACTCGGGACTCCCTTGATGAGGGCGTTGTATTCGGTCTGGAGCTTCGAGAGCTGACCCTTTGCATATTTGGCGGAGGGCGTGCCGGGGCCGGGTAGCATGTTTGAAATCGCATTCCGCACCTTATCCGACCCCCCGCGCTGGCCGCTAAGGGTGGCGAGGTTGAGGGCTGACTCCGAAAGAGATGCGAGCCATTGGACGTATTCAGACTGCGGCCCACTAAGGGTGGTGGCGGCTTCGGAGTTCATAAAGGTGCTGATGGCGGAGTTTGGGTCGGGGGAGCGCATCACCGCCGCGAGTTTTGCGCGGGTTTTGGTGTCGAATCCCTGATCTCCTAGACCATCAATTGCCTTGGTGACGCCATCCATTGCCGCTTGGATTTCACCAAAGCGTGCTTGGGTCGCCATTGCTTTATCGCCCGCCGCTACCGGGGCGAATTTGCCAGGGGTGGCACCGGCTTCCTTCTGGGTGACGAATGCAAGCTGGCCGGCCTTGAGGCCGCGCTGGGGATCATCTTGGGTGACGAGGACCGCCTGCGGACGATTGAGGAGGAACTCGTAGCGTTTCTGGGCGAGATCCACTTGGGATTGCTGGTGAGCTTCTGAGGCAGCCTTGGCTACCGAAAACACCTTCGCATCCTGCGGAGTCCACTCGGGCATCTCAGGCGTGATCACGCGGGGTTTCCCGTCAGGTCCGGCGTGGGTGATACCGATCGGAACGGTATCGACCATTGCCACCTTACCCTCGCCCGCGCCGATCTTGGTCTGGCCGGTGATCTGGTTGCCCGCCGCGTCGGTCAGGGGGACCGCTTTGCCGGTGCTGGTGTCGAACGCGAGGAGGTCACCATTTGCTGTAACCTTGGTTTGAAACTTATTCTTCGCATCGGTCTGAGCCTTGGTCAGGTCGGCGTTCGCCTTCGTGAGATTGGCCTGAGCGTTCGCAATCTCAGTCGCCCCCTTCACATCGGTCGGGACCGGAGTGGCTTGGGATTCGATCCGATCAACAGTCCGGCCATAAGATTGATCTTGTTGTTGCTTCAGTTGCTCAGGAGTTTGTTGAGGTTGCCCCTGCCCTTGAGATTGCTGGCGGTGCATGTGCATCATCGTCCCAATCGCATCCATCATCTTCTGAGCGCCCACAACTTTCATTACTTTATTGAGCGCCTGGTGCTGGACGGTGTTCATGGATTCGGGATCGGTGAAATCCACCTTCAAGATGTCTTTCATCAATTTGGTGTTTTTCTTACCGTTCGCACCATAGAAAATATTCTTAACCGACAAGTCATTACCAACAAATTGATCCATCATTTCCTTACGTTTTGTGGGATCGGTGATGCCGGCTTTGTTAACCGAATCCTCGGCCCGAGCATGAGCGTTGGCGATGGTCATGTAATTCGTGGCCTGATCGTTTATCTGTTTCTCTTTATGAGCAGCGACGGCGTTGGTAATTTGGGCTGTCAACATGCCGAGGAGTCCTGATGCACGGTCAATGCGATGAGGCTGCTGAGGCATCGGCGCCGGGAGGGCGGTATGGGGTTGGGACACCTGTTGTGAGGCGGCACCGAGGGCCTGATCCCCGGCGGAGGGGGTAGGAGCGGGTGCGTTATTGGCGGGTGCTTGTGTTTGATCGTCAGCCATTTGTAGTGTTAGTGGAGGAATACGACACTCCACCTCCTGTGAGCGATCCGATGAGCGAAGATGCCGCTTGCCACCACGGTGCCTTGGGAGCAGTCTTGGAAGATTCGAGGACGCCCATGTAATTTTGAATCGACTGCTCGTACATTCCGCTCAATAGTTGACCGACATCGAGGTTTTCCTGAGCCATGTAATCGCCCATCGCTAGGGCGGCAGGGGAGCTGGCGGATTGCCCAGTCGCTCCGAACTGTTCCATCAGATTAGCCTGACCCTTCGCAAATTGGGGTTGGAGTGCGGCAATCATGGCTTGCGCGGCGGCGGGATTGAAACCCGCACCGGACTGGAGAAATTGTGATAATGCAGTGCCAACGCCTCCCCGGTAGCCGCTCGATTGGAGCGACTTGGCGAGGTCGGAGCCGGTGAATCCCTGCCCGAGTGCGCCTGTCTGCCCCGCGCCTCCTCCGAGGCCAGCGATGGCTGAGGTTGCACCCGAGGTGGAGTAAGGGTCGGACGATCCGGCGGGCATCGGCGCGGCGGTATTGACACCCTGACCATTCGGCATCGATGGGATCATGGGGTTACCGGCGCTTCCGCCAAGCACACCAGTCGTGGACATCGGGCCAAGAGTCGTGCCAGGTTGACCAGAGTTATTCGCGCCGGGGTTGAGGCCGGCGAGCTGTCCGGGATCGTATGCGAGGGCTCCAGAAATTCCTGCCATTGATTTAACCTTTCCACTTCTCTAGATATTCTACCGCATGTTGCAGGGATTCAACACTCTCTTTAAAATAACCAATACCCATGTTACATTTATGGCAAAGAATCCCTCTATTTTTCTTTGTTACATGATTGTGGTCTAAACAAAAAGTTTTCTCTTCAGGAAGTTTGGGACGTTTACAAATTGCACATAAGTATCCTTGCGATTTCCAAATCAATTCGTATTCTTGAAGACTGGATGAATAGTTATTTTTAAGCCCATAATGACGAATCTTTTCATAATTATTTTTGGCCCAACGATTCTTACCATCTAAAACTCTCTGCTTATTGCGTTTTAACCATTCTTGATGCTTCTTTCTTTTACGCAGATGTGCAGAATAAAACGCACGATTTTTCATCCGAGGTCCAATTAAATCAGGCTTACGTAATGGCATTGGTTTCATCGCGGTCCATACCTTGATGTTCGGATCATCAGTTGCCGTGAATTATGTTGGCCGTCTCTTTCAATCTGGATGGTTCTTGCAGCTATTAATCCAGGGCGAGAAAGTTTTCCTTCACTGGTTTTAGATTCTGGGTCGCCCCATAAAAGTTGATGTAAAAATTGGGCTTGGTCGTTCCACCGCTTGACGACCGCGATCCTTTCGGCTGCCGCATACGCCACGATCTCTTCCCAGGTGTCGGGAACGTAGACCATCGTCCCCCCTAGATTCGTCTCGTCAAGGGGGAAGCTGTGGCGTTTCTGGTAGCGCATGAAGACGGTCCAAGCCTGGTTAGGGGTGGGGCCGACGAATATTTGCGTTCCGAACCTTGTCCACCTCGACGGCAAACCTTGCGTGGCGCTGCCGGTCATCGGATCGATGGCCATTACCGTTTTGTATTGCATTGTGGTGAGGACGGTGTTAGTGGGGTAATCGACGAAGATGCAGAAGGAGGGGATCTGGACATAATCATCGCCCGGCTGGAGGAAGGTCGAGACGGGGTAGTAGGGCTGGCCGGTCGTAAGGGCGACGGTCGGGCCGGTTAGCTTCAACTCCTCGAAAGGCATTGATTCACAGATTTCCTGAATCGCCCTCTTGATGTACTTGGGCGCGATCGTCGCCACGTCGGTTCGGCCCTGGAGGGCGTCGATGACGTAGGGGACGAAATAGGAAATCGGCTTGGTCGCTGATCCTGGGGAGATGGACATTTACTTTCCCTTTTTCCTCATCTTATATCGAACGTATCGGGCGATGTAGGTGGTATAGATGACCACACAAGTCACCTCCACGATTCGCATAATGAGCATTAGTTCTTCCACATGGCCTCCTATGCTGCGAGCAAAATCTCGGCTGCGGTCGGGCCGGCACTACTCTTCAGAGTGACGGCGGTGATGCCTCCACTCGATTCGACGGGCGCCCAGTAGATGTAGACTCCGCCGGGCGGCAGGACCGGGGAGTTCGCGGCACTCGGCAACGCTCCACCTGTCGGTTGCACTTGGACGGTCAGGGTCGCGGCGGCATCCAAATTTTTCACATACACTACCCAGATGGTAGTGGCGGGAAGGGTGAGAGCGGTACCGGCGGTGGCGATCGCTGCAAAGGACTGGTAGCTCGCCTCGCTCCCGACGAGAGTGATGTTGCCGACGGGCGAGTTGACGCGATAGGTCGAGCTGGTGATGTCGATCACCTGCACCGATGCGGAATCTAAAATTACATTCACGTTGCTCATCTTGGCTCCATTTTACCACAGCTAGAAAATGATAATGCGATAATGCGAACTCGCAGTCGTACATTTCAGGTAGATGCTGCCATCGTTCCCCGCGCTCGTCGCGGCGGTCCAGGCGGTCATTCCCCCATAATACGAGTAGAGTACCCCGCCATCGTCAGTGAAGCCGATGAACATAATCGGGATACGTGTCAGGTTATGGTGGACAACGAACTCGGTGTTCGCTGCGCCGGCGGTGGTCCCGGTCGCCTTCCAGCAATCCATATTGTTATCCACATCGTTGTTGCCTGTCCCGTTGGCATTGAAGGTTGAGCCGAAGCTCACCTTATGCGCGAGCACATTGCAGACAAGTTCGAGGTAGCTATAGACGCTATCAAGGGTGATTGGGTAGCCGGGCTTACGGGGAATTTGGCCCATTACAGCGTGACCTCCTTCTCCACAGTCCCGGTTGCGACGACGTGAGAGATGGCAATCGGCCCGCCGTCCGCTGCGCGGAAGAGGGTGATCTGGGGGCGGTAGCCTGTGACCGCGAGATCGGCAAAGGCGGTGGAGATCAATCCTGACGCTCCGACCGTGCCGATGGTGATCGCAACTTGCTGGGTGACGATCACACCGTTATCATTAACCGCATTGACTGTGACGTGGAGGGTGGCCACGCCGATGTCGATGTAGGTGACGATTACGCGGCGGGTCGTCGGCACCCGGTCAGCGATGATGTCCTCGGCCTTGTAGATGTAAGTGGCGGCATCCGCTGAATCATCAAACACCCCGGCGTTATAGTAGGAAAGCACCTTCCCCGTTGTCCCGAGCGAGGGGACGAGTAGATACCTGAATACTTGGAGGAGGCTCGTGGTTTCGGTAGCAGGAGGTGGGGAGGGATTGCTGATTCCTGTCCCGGTAAGTGTGTAAATAGTGGTGGAAGGTCCGCCTATGGGCGCGCCATTTTGACCTGTCCGATAGGTAACTGTCATCGTTACCGAAAAAGCACCAAGTGCTGTTGGACCAAATATAATCGGCGCGTCGTTGCTATCGGTTCCGTAAAGAGGTCCGGGGTCGCTGGTGCCAAATTGCGCGTTACCTGATCCACTCATCACGATCGAATCAGTTTGATAATAAGCGGTCGCGCCTGTTTGCTTGACGGTCCATGATTGAGACGCACTCGCGCCCACCACCACATTCCCGAAGGCAATGGTTGAGCCATTTGTCGGATTGAATGAAACTGACATTATTTAGTCAGGCAAAAAGTCGGGATGCCTGTCACCCTTTCCCCGGTGAAGGTAAATCGTTCCCAATACCCGCCTTCGATCGAATATTGCCACATTACCGTGTCGGTGAGCGAAGAGGGCATGTAGAGTTGGTAGGTGGTGTAGATGTAGTTGTCGTTGTAGGCAGGAGCGATGGTGCCCATGATTTGATTGCTGCCGATCTGTTGCAACGATGCGTGGATGTCGGCATAGATGGCATCTCGCGCCTGGCCGCCGATTGGCTGGAATTGATAGTTCTGGACCATGTAGATGTTCTCGGTCGAGGCGAAGGCTCCGAACTGGCCGTATTGGGCGATGGTGTAGGGGTAGATGCTGCCGGTGCCGTCTTGAGCGTTCCAGATGTGGTTAAAGTCGAAGGGGGCGGTACCCACGCCTGTCGGGGACATCTCCGTTATGCCTGTGCGGTGGAAGATATAGGCCACCCGTCCGAGGAACATCATCCCGGTGATAGCGTCCGCGAAGTCAATCTCGATATTGAATCCCGCGTTGATGTTGACGGCGGGATCGAATACCAAAGGGAGGCCAACCGCGCTCCATCGGATTGTGAACGGCCCATCGGTTCCGGCAATCCCGATGGTGTTGGCGAGGATCGCGTGTTGGGCGAGCGTCCCGATATACCGCGCACCGATTGTCGTGGCGCTCACCACCACTACATCTTGTTGCGGTCCTCCTCCGGCAACCGAGTCAACGTAGATAGTAAGGCCCACGCCAACTCCAGGCTGGCCGCCTCCTGTTGCAGTAGCCGAGCTTCCCACAAAGTATCCAGTACCAGCTCCGGTGATGGTGTATCCGGTGACGACTCCTCCGCTGACACTGGTGATGATATAGGTTGCGTTGGCTCCTCCGGCAGTAAGCGTGCCAGTGTCATTGACTGCATACCCCGTCCCTCCTGATCCAAGGTGAGTGGTGACGATCGCTCCCCCGCCCGCTGGCCCGGTTGTCCCATCCCACGAGCAAACCGTCTGTGCCCCGTTGACCATGTAGAGCGCGGACTGGGCGGTGTTGGTAGAGTTGATGACCCGCCACTGGAGAGGATTGGTCCCGGTCAGATGCGAAAAGTTAGCTACGAACTCAAGAGTATTTGTGGAGCCGTTGAGGTTGTAGAGGTTGCCGACCGTATCGGTGGCAAAGGTGTGGTAAAACTGGGCCGGCGATAGGAAAGTCCCGCATCCGGTGTAGGGATTGGTGCCGCCGTTGTCGGTGGTCCAGGGGATGAATTGGGGCCGTGATTGGAGAGTCGCATTTCGGAGCATCCAGTTATTGACGGTGGTTGCTTCGGCGGGGTCGATGAGGTTCGCGGGCATCTGCGCGTTCAGCCCTTTGTAGGGGCCGCCGTAGATGCACTCCCAATTTCCATCGTCTTTTATATTAACTGGCATATGCGTTTTAATGTATCGTCACTCCCTTAATCGTTACGCCTGCGGGGATGGATGTACCTACAGCGGGGAAATCAGTTAAACGAGGACCGAAAGAAGTTGTATCGTTTCCCAGAACCTGTGCAGTATTCAATGTAACCAGGTTTGGACCACAGTCGGCGTTATCGCAATTTGCTGAGTTGTGATAGGTGCTCCCTGATTGGAGCGCACAGGCATTGATCGGTCCAGATGGTACTCCATTGCATACGGAATAGTTGTTAAACATTCCAGCCGGGGGACTAGCCGCAGTGCCAGCAGGAAAAGCATTTCCCACACCTGCCGTTGAAAAGTCGCCCGCCGTGTACCCTACATGCACGTTTCCCGTATAGAGCGGATTTATAAATATTCCTGCATTAAAAAATCCGTCGTAGGTAGACTGGCAATCCCCGATCCACTCATTATCGAGAAGAGTTGTATTTGCATGGTACTGCCAATCGGGGATGTGGCCGATAATTCCGCAACCGAGCATGTCAGTATAAGCGTAAAATCCCCCATTCGACACTGAGCCGTACGCGGCGGTGTGATTCATAATCAGGTTGTCGGGAGCCTGCGTGCCGGTTGCACCACGCTGAATCATCAAATTGGCCTGAAGGTTTCCACCAAGACCCGTGTCGTAGGTTACTGTGTTGATGTCTCTTGCTAGATCGTTCGAGAAGGTTAGGCGATTGGAATATACATTGGAGTGATTCGCGGATGTGGCGATTCCAGATACAGCAAACATTTCCGTTCCAAAATGCTGCATATCGTTGTTGCTAACGGTAAAGTCCTGATTCGTCACCCAAGTATCTGTCACATTGGGATTCTGTGGGTAAAACACCATCATGGCGCCGAATTGATTGCTTCCTGTATTGCTGTTCCACGAGTATTCAAACGTGTTACCGTCGATCAGTACTCTTAGAGCTGCTTTTGATTCAATATCATTCTTAGCTGAAATCGTATTGGCACGATTCGTGAAGTCCTTAAAGCATGTGTTTGTTCGGTATTCAATGTCACTTGCAAGCGGCTGTCCTGGAGAATGAATGTTGTCTCCACCGAAGAAGGCGCATTGCGTGGCAATCCCCCCGATGTAGTTATCCACTATCTTGTAAGGACCGGGCGCCCAAACAAGCCATAAGTCATAGTCCTCGCTAAAGTCACCGCTAAGGTCTTTTGCTCCGTCGATGTAAGAATCAACTAGAGCATTCCAGGGCCCTTGCATTTCCACAATGTAGCCGATGTTTGTACTCGATGGGATGGGAAAGTAAGCACGGTCGATAATGACGTGATTGACGAAATTAAGATCCGTGGTAGTTCCGTTAGATCCCACATACATTCCTACAAACATCTCCGCGCCTGTCGTGACTTTCACATACATTCCGGTAATAATCAGGCCCGAACTGGCTGTACTTCCGCTCTGCGGCTCATCTCTAATCTGGATGGCATCGTCGCCTGAACTTCCCGCCGTCTTGGCAATCACGAACATATTGGAAATGTCAGGACAGTTTGCCGGAGCGAGATAGAGACTTACTGGGATCATTGTTCCGCCGCTGGAGGATGCGTTTGATCCGGCAATGGTATTGGGGACAGTGAAGGTATTAGCCCCCGTGACAGTTATTGAATAGTCTCCGTTGAAATTCGTATCCGTAACTCCCTTGATGCGGACGAGGGCGTTGGTGCTCAATAGGTGGTTACGGGAGGTTGTAAAGGTTGCAACCGTCTGTCCTGCATTCTCCGACACGCTGGAAATAGTCGTTGTGCAGACCGTCTGTCCTTGTGCGGGGAGTGAGGCATAGCCGGATGATCTGATCCAGACGTATGCTCCCGATGGACAGGTGTAGTGATATATTAAATGCCCTCCACCGCCAAAGGTTCCAGCCGTATAGCCTGCATCCACGGTAATTATCTCATTACAGTTTGGAGCGTCCGATCCAATCGCATTGACGGCTGCCTGAAGCGTTGTATAGTCACCACCAGAGGATTTGACTGTCTTTGTCACCGGAGATGCGAACAATCCTGGCATGTTTGCGGAATTGATCGTGGTTGCCATTAAATATTTTGGTAGAACTGCGGTGACAGCGTAAGTATAGGTTGTCTTTGGGTTGCTGTTTACCCCAGAAACGGTGACTTTTGCCACTAACGGGTTACTGGCTTGCGGCATTGTTGCGGTTATGCTGATTGCGCTCCATGCCGTGACTACAGCACTTATCCCGTTTACGGAAATGGTGCTTCCTCCTTGGCTGGCTCCAAACCCGCTTCCCGTGACGGTGAATGAATCTCCAATGTTTAGCAAGCTGGGACTGATCCCGGTTAGAAAAGGTCCACCAGCACCGACCTTGAATGAACCTATTACAATGTCACCCTCTGCGACCGATCCCGCGAAGTTTCCTGAACAGGTGATTGCTCCAGTGGAGGATACTACCTGATCGAGATAATACATATGAGCGTTAGAGGATGATACTTCAGTGGTGAATCCACCACCTACGCCTGAAATGGGATTGCCCGAGCCGTTTGCGGCCACAATGCAGGATTCGTATTCATTTGCAACGGCAGTTGAGGAAGTAGGACCGACGCTCCATGAACTTGCGGAACTGACCGTGCCATTTGTGTGCTGATCCAAGGCGCTACTAGTCGCAAGCCCCCAAATCTCCGCCGTAATGTTTCCGGTTGCTACCGGAGTTCCCCCTGATAGCGTAGCCGTTACAGTAGTGATCCCGGCAGGAACGTTGCTTGCATAGCACAAATAGATTGAGAAAACCGTTCCCAGTTTATGATCAGCTTCTGCCCAGGTTACAGCACCGCCATTGTTGCTCATGCCTGTATTGCACGCGAATGTAATGCCGCCGCTCGTTTGCCAATACACGTAAGTGGTTAGCGTGGTTGTGGCGGTTGTAGCGGTAATTGCCTTCGCGCAACTAGCCGACCCAACGCATTCAGCCGCTGTGTTGGAATATTGAAGGACGGCAATTTGCGCGTGGGAAGGAACCGTACAGAAAAACAATATAGTTAAGAATGGGAGCAGTCTGTAAATCTTCATTGTCCTATTACCTGCGCCCTGCGTCTTACAACTGCGCTTGCCGGCGCTTTAAAAGTAGCGATAACCACATCCCATTCCGTTACGCTTCCCGCAAGATTGGCGGAACAGGTTCTTGTTCCGGTCGAGGACATAATGGCGTCTAAATAGTTCATGTGAGTATTTGTAGAAGCAACTCGCGCCGTAAAGTTCGCCCCTACCCCGGAAATGGGATCTCCAGCACCATTCTTGGCTAAAATGCAAGCTGCATATTCATTGGTAACCGTAGTCGTGCTTGTTGGGCCTACGCTGAAACTCGTTCCACTACCAGTTCCATTCGTATGCACATCGAGCGGAGTAGAAGTTGCCAGCCCCGCCACTTCCGCAACGATAAGTCCAACCGTTGTATTAGTGGCCCCGGTAAGCGTGGCCGTGGCGGTTGTGATTCCGCTTGCTACGTTTGGGGCATAGCATATATAGATGCTAAAGACTGTGTTCGTTTTGTGATCAGCTTCTGCCCATGTCGCTGCGGTTCCATTGTTTGTCATTCCAGAAGAACAAACGAACGTGTCTCCTGCTGCCGTCGCCCAATAAACATAGGCGGTAAGCAAACTTCCAGATGTGGTGGAGGTAATCGTTTGACCGCAGAGAGTGGTGGAAAGACACTCGGCAACGGTGGAAGAATAGTGCAATACAGAGATCGTTGCGCTCGAAGGCCGAGGCATAATTAGATTGGCCAACAGAATTACAAGAATTACAAATGTACGCTTCATTAGAATGTATACTCCACAATCATGGCTATGCTCGTAGCGTTGCCGACTGTTGACATGCCCGGATCAATACCTGTGCCAGTTGTCCAAGCGGTATTGTTAAGCGTTCCGGTGGCTGAGTAGGCATAAGAGTTTCCGCAGGTTAATGTTCCAGTGAGAATTGCCGTACCTGTTCCAGCAGATCCGAACGTGGGAGTAAGCACCGTGGTGTTACTTGCATTGTCTCCTCGACATTTCACTGCGGTAATTGTTCGCGTCACGCCTGAATCGTTATAGCAGCCGTTATTGGCAACGGCATCGTCACCAGCGGTCATGGCAAAAGATGTTCCCGAACCACCCCAAACTTCAGTGCAAGAGCCTTTGGAATATTGCGCAGCAAGCTGCGTGGCAGTTACTGTCGCGTTTGTCATATCTGCACCAACCACCGCGCTACTCGTACAAGTCTGGGTTGATCCTGCAAAATGACAAAGACCAGCGCCGGGAGACGAAGCGTTGACCACATTCGCCGTCACCACGCCGCTGTCGTGCAAGAGGCAATTCGTGCTCGTCACGGTGCAATCGAACAAGTGGCCGGTGGTCGGGATCGCCGTAGGAAGCTGCAAACTCCATGATGTTTGAGTTGCGGCAGGCGAGCCGATAATGCTGGCTGTGTTTGCCGGAAGCGTTGGAAGCGTGGTGTTTCCTGCAAAAGATATAATTCCAGGGTGCGTTCCGTCGCCCGGAGTGGTTAAGCTAGTTGCTGTAACGATTCCCAGTAAACTTTTGTCTGTGGAACCAGCATCGTAAAACGCATAGTCATTTGCACCTGTACCCACTGCGGCCAAATAAACCCCATAACTATTAGTTATTTTTACCGATCCTCCTTGAGGTGCCACAAATAAACCATAAGAATTAGAGATTGTTCCGCTTCCCGTAAGTTCTGGTGATTCTGCGTCGAAAACATAATTACTTGTTATGTTTCCAGTTGATCCATTTCCAAGTCCACCAAAACCTCCACGAAATGAAGTGTTTACGGTAGCCGTTTCACCTCCATAAATGCTACTTGTACCGAATACTCCTATGGATGTAGGAAAAGTTCCGCTGACCGCTTTGGTTCCTGAAGCTCCCCACATTCCCACTGGTCCCTGACCAGCAGCCACTCCTAGCTGTATACTCTCTATCGCGGCTCCGTCGCCTTGACCAATAACGCCTATTCCCTCTGCTACCGAACCTGAACCAATGTAGGTCAATTCAAGAGGTAGTGTGTTGCTCATGCCGTACCAGCCTTGCAAAAATGGGTTGAGTGTACTTTCCGCTGGTCCGATAAAAGCCGAATGATTTGTAGAGTTCCATGAAAATTGGGAATCCCCAGCAATCGCGGAAGGGCTGGACCAGAACGCCACTTGTGGTGACGCTCCACTCCCTGTAACCGATCCTCCGCCTCCAGCGGGGTTATTGACATAACCATTCCATACGATATTCACCCTCGACCCGGCGGTGACAGTGATGGCGGTGACATTGATGCGGACGTAGTTGACGATGTGATTGGTGACGGTGGAGGTGCCGTTGCTGGTGCAGGTTTGGCCGGTGATCGCTCCCCCCGCGCTCCATGTGATTCCATCAGCGCTCGTGTCGAGGGCGACCGTGCAGACGGATGCGGTACCGACCACGTTCCATGTAAGCTGGTGAAAAGCGATCGCGGTCCCGACGTTGTTGATAGTCGGGCTGGTGGCGACGACGGTGAAATTCTGCGAATACATTCCATCCGCGCTGGCGATGGATGGGGACAACAGGACGAGGGCGGCTATCGCTAGAAGCCACCATTTTCGAATTGTTGACATTATTGCTCCTAGTTGATTGTTGCGAGAAGGGTGCCCGAGTCCATCTGGGCTATTGCGAATCCATGACACCAGAATAATTTACCCCGGTTCTGGAAGCCGGCTGCGTAGCCGGTGGCGGACCAGAGGAGGAAGCCATTCCGGTCATAGATGATCAACTTGTCGCCGGCGGCGGTGATGTTCTGCCAGCTCAGATCCTCGATGCGCTCGTTGTCGCGCCATTGGGTGAGGATGATCGTGCCCCCGGCGGATGCGGCGGTGCCCGTCGGAGGCTTCTGGCCGTCGGACTGGAGGGGGAGGAGGACAGCGGTCGTGGCGCTCGTGACGGCGGTGATTTTGTAGAATCCGTTATAGAGCGCGTTGGTGACGCCGACGATGGTGACGAAGGCTTCCTGCACCATTCCGGCGGTCAGATTCCCCACTCCCACGACCGTCACGCTGCCATCAGCGTTGAGGGTGATCGTGGAGATGGTCTGGACCTGAACATCGGTGCCAGTAAAGGACCAAGGATTTGTCGCCAAGTTTGCCATAAGTCACCAGTTACGAAGTCGGAGTCAGGCCGATGCCGGATGTCGCGGCGGCGTAGGCGTTGTCCACCGAGAGTGAAGTGTTGGATGCGCCCGTCCAGCCCGTTGTGCCACCCGTCAGGCATTGGCTCAGGATGACCAAGCCACCCGTTGCAAGAGCGGTGCCTGCGGAGAAAGCTGCGGTCTGCACCGCGCCTCCACCAACTGTAGAGTTCGTGAAGAAGCAACGGTCAAAGCGAACCCAGCGGTCGATGCCGTCGGTGCCAATCTTGACGAACCCTCCGCCTTCGCCGCCTGCCACGACGCGCTTGATGAAAGCGCAACGGGTGAAGACGTTCCGGGGAGAGCCGCCACTGAACTCAAGCTCGTAATTGACGCCCGCGTTGTCCACGGTGTCGAGGCCGATGGTGCAGTTTTCGAAATTGTTCTCGCCGCCCCCACCACTGATGACAAGGGAGCGCATGGCCGTTCCTGCCCGGACCGTTGCATTCCCGCCGCCCGCGAACTGGACGTTTTGGAAGTTGCAACGCTGGCCGCTCACCGTGACATCGATGGCGGAGAGAGTAGCGTCGGAGCCGAACTGAGCGAGTTGGATGTTCTGGACGTTGATACCCGTGCCTGAGAAGGTAATCATCGGGGAGATCGTGGCGGTGCCCGATGTGATGCGAGCGCGCTGGCTGACATGGATCGGTGCGGTGATACCCACAAGGTTCGTGTAGTCCTTGGCCCAGACCAAGGCGGCAGTCAGGGTAAACGCGGTGCCGAGTCCGATGACAAACAACGTATCGTAGTGGCCGGCGCGGAGAAGCGTATAACCCTTGGCGATGGTTTTGAGCGCCTGGGAGGGATCGGTGCCGGAGTTGCCATCGTTGCCATTCACGACATCGACGTAGTAATAAATCGAATCCCCGCTGAAGGGGACGGGCGGCATGATTGGGTAGCCGAAGCTCGTGATGCCGAAGGGAAAATTTGTCAGAGGCATTTCATCACTCCTTAGTAGAGCACATCGTTCATATCATTCTTCCGGTCAACTGGCTCGGTCAGCTTCCGGTCGGGTTCGAGTTCGTGTCGCCAGATCCCAACCGCCCTCGCCACATTCAACTCGTAGCTTCCGATGATCGCGGTGTCGATGCAGTCGGTATCGGAACATACTAAAATCCCATTTTGCCACTGCATGTGAGCTATGGGCCTCGTAAAAGAACACCGCGCACATTGGTGGTAAATATTCTGATGCTCTGTGTGAAGCCTAGCCATCAGGCCACCGGGGGCGCTGCCGGCGAAGGCAGCCAGTGAGCGATGATCGCATACACCGCCGCCACGATGACCGAGATGGTCGGGTGAGCGGCGAGGATTGCTTGAATCTGGGGCGCGACCGCCACGGCTATGGCGGTCAGCGCGGCAATGATTGTTGGTAACAGGGCCTTCATCGGGTTCTCCTATTTATGGTCCGTTCGATCCCCACGTTGCCTGCCATGAGGTCGCACCAGCGCTGAAGCGCTGGAAGGTGATGATCTTCGTCGAGCGCGTGTCGAAGTCATCATCGTAGTCGGCATCAATCGGGTGGCGATCGAAGAATTTCAGTTGGTGCATTTCCTTGTCCGGCACCGCGTACCAGGCCGATTGGCTGGTCAGGTAGTGGCAGACTTGAAACTTCAGGTCTTCACCGAGGAGCGAGTTGAGTTCGTTGTTGGCGGTGTAGGGCTTGCCCGGAGATCCGAGGATCTCGCGCGCGGTAAATTTGAGTTCGGGTGGGATCAGGATGGTCGAGGGCTTGCAGCGGATCGGGATACCCTGGCTATCCGGCATACGTTCGAACTGATTGATCATCACCTGGATGGCGGTGAAGGACAGGTCGAGGTCCGGGCTGGGGCGGTTCGGGTAGGTGCCCGAAGCGAAGATGACGTTCGAGACGCCCGGCGCGATGTTCGTCGCCTGCGTGCCGCCCAGCAATGGGTGCTGGGTGTTAAAGAGGGAAACGCCGTCGGCGGTCGTCAGCGTGCTGAACCCAAGGTTCAGGACGTTGAACGCAACCTGTTCGCGGATGAACATAGCCGACCGAGCGTGAGACTTCGGAACTTGTTTGATGAGTCCATACTGGTCGTCCTCGATCAGTTCCCACGAGGCGCGGGAGCCGAGCGCGTAGCTGAGGTGGACGTACCGGCGGGTTCCGCCCTGTACCAGGTCATCGTATATCACCTGGCTGGCTTCGGGCTTTTCGGGCATCGGCCCGGTCCCTGCCATGACCACTTCGTCCTCGTATGCCTGGGTGGAGTTCTCAATGTTGAAGATCGTCGAGTACTCCTCCTTCCGCATCTGGAGGTCCAAAAATTCCACGAACCAATGGTGGACGCCCGGTGCTAATGTCTGGGCGAATGTCCCGCGTACCATCATATCGTAACTCCTTTTGACTCAGCAATATATGGTCGAGGCTTGAACGGTCCTGCATGATTCAAGTCACGCATTTGCTGTCTAAGAGATTCACGTTCAGAAACTTGTTCGTCAGTCAGTCGATTACCCTGCCCGACCATCGTTGCTAAAAACTGAAGAGCCAAATCAATTTGAGATTGTTTCTTTACGACTCGACCATCCAATACTTCAATAATCGCCTTGCAATTACGGCCTGTCCAACCTACCTCATACACCTGACCATCTTGATTCTTACGCGGCTTCGGGTACATGTAGCTGGCACCGTATTTGATCTCAATGGCTTTGAGAAGTTCCTCATCAGCTTGGGTGATATTGATGCGAAGGTGCATTGCGTTCCTGCTCATTTGCAAGCAGACACAACCTTCGCCATCAAAGAACCCAGCGAGCCATTCAGGCGTTATTTTTGACTCATCAATCACTTTATGCTCCAGCGACAGTGACGGCAGCAGGAATAAAGGTAAACAAGACATTTGTTCCTGCGGCGGGTGTTTCACGTGGGTCCAGTCCCACAATCGTTACGACCGCATTTGTACTCGTTTTATTCTTGTCGATATACCAGTATTTCGAGTTCGAATCGATCGTCAGGCCATAGTTGAGGCCGATGTCGGTGATCGCGGGAGTGGCGGTGTTGCCGTTATTCCCGAAGACCGCGCTGAAAACCGTGTCACGGGTCGGGAGCCAGACGCCGATCCGGCCATCCGTGAAGGGCGCGCCCATCGGGATGTTGACCGCGCTCGCTTGATTTTGGACGCTGCCGAAAGTGATCGTGGAGCCAACCGATACGACTGGTTGATAAGGTAGGGGGGCCACGCCGAGGGCGCCGTAATTGTGGAACGCCTCGTAAGTGATACCGCTGATAAAGGTGCCGGAGTTGGTCGCGGCGGTTCCAGCCCACGCCTGCCATCCACCATCGCCCGATGCGATCTGAGTGGGGGTGCCGTAGAGGGCTGTGATCGACGCCTCTTCGGTGTAGCGGTTGGCGTTGAACTGATTGCCAGAGATTGTCTGCACCGGCACGATTGGTTGAGCTGAAATCGACATTTTGTGTTACCTCTCTTTTTGACGTTCTTGCATAACGGCGCGGGTTTTTTCGACGCGCCCTGATTCGATGGAATCGTTGATAATTGCGTCCGGGTTGTCCGGGATGAAGTGCTGGAGCTTGCTGCGATCGAAGGGTTCGTTATTGACCGAAGCGCGCGTGGCCTTCTCGTCGCTCATGACATCGGTTGAGCCGCCCTTTTGGAAGACTCCTCGCATGTTGCCGAGCATGTTGGCGCGTTGCATGTTTGACTTGACATGAGCGGCCCACTTCGGAAAGGGCAGCTTCATCAGGATCAGGTCGCCGGCGCGGATTTCGCCTTTGTCGCAGACCGCATCCCCGACCAGGATTTCGACATCATCCGAGGTGGCGTTGGTGAAGCCCATCGCTTTGCGGGACATGTAAACTTGCCCGCCGAGAGCTTGAGCGGCTACCCAGCGATAATAATATTCAGTGTTCTTGACATGGATGCTGCAAACTTCGGGAGAGTTCAGGGGCCGGGCTACGATCGACTTGTCGAACAGGATCGCCGCCTCGGGAGATAACTTGCGGACGCGCGTTTGCGTATCCACGACAATGTTATCATTAACATTGCCAGCATTGATATTCGCGCTAATGTCCCGTGATGTTTGATTCGTTAAAGCCATCTCGTTATCCTTGAGATCGCTTCAACCCGGTGAGTTTGTCTCTGGGGAGGAAGGGTGCGGAATGTCTACTTGCAAAATCTAACACACTTTTTAAGGGGGATGCAAATTTATTCTGTGACCGTCGATTCGGCGCCCGGCAGCAATGTTTCGTTCCGCCTGATCAACACCACCTTGCCGGCTTTGAAAGAGAGGGTGATCTCCCCGTAGAATCCATTAAACACCGCTTCGTAGAGGATTTTATCGACGTGGGCGAGGAGGGCGGATTCGAGGGAAGGGCGGCAGTAGGCGATGTCGGCCATCATGCCCTCCCCATCGGCTTCGTGCGCTTGATCGAAGAGGTACGTTGAATTGGTGATATCGAACCTCCAGGCTTTGCGTTTGATGTGGAGACGTTGTTCGCACCGCCCTCGCCGTAGCCACGTTCGAGGTTACGGTCGGTGAATGTCTTCGGCTTGGAGGGCATCGGTTCGATCGTCATGGATGTCATTGGCTTTTTATTGGGCATTAGTTGCCATCCTTATCCCACTCAGCCATGGCCGCCGAGCCTTTGCGAATCATGTTGGAGTTTTTACCGTGGGCCATCATCTTGTTCGGGACGACTGTCTCGCCCTTATGGAGTTTATAAGCTCCGGTCTTCATTACCTTGCCACCCTTTTTGAAGGAGCCGAGGATTTCCTGAGTTTGTTGCTTCTTCGCTACTCCGGCAGTCTCCTCGGCGGTGCCTTGGTAATCCTTGTCCATCTTCGCGGAACCCTTGATATAGTCCTTGGCTTCGTCGTGGGACATCTTGGCAGCCTGCTTGCCACGGACTCCGGTGAGGTTGGCGCGATCTTGTTCGGTTGCCATGTTGACTCCTAGCTTACAAATTCAAGTTTCGAAACAGTTTTTTTCATTGCATCCATCGGTATGCCGAGACGCTGCGCGAGTTTCACCTGCTTGGCTGTCAAGCCTTCCGTTTCGGCAGCACGCGAACCAGCAGCGCTCTCTCCTCCGTTTGCACCTTCGAGGAAGAATGTTTTCTTGGCTCCATCAAACTTAACTCCGCCCGCCCTCGCGGCCTCGCCCATGAACATGTTGACGACGTTGCGGATGTATTGCTCATCGCCCCGGAGCTTGAGGACTCCGCCATTCCCGTCCGGCTGGACGAGAGGAGAGGTGCTAAGTTTGTCATTGATCCGCTTCTCGTTCTCGCGCCAGAAATCTCCAAAACCGGCTTCGACATATTCGGCCTTGACTTGGTCGCGGTTGTAGCGCGCCTCTAGCTCAAGCTGGGATTGGAGAATCGGAGTCATGCGTTGGTTGAAGGCAGCATCTTCGTCGTCCAGCACGCTCACACGCTCTTGCGAGACGGTGCGGACGGGTGGTTTGGGAGTGCGAATTTCGTCAATATCCTGTTGTATTTTGTCGAACTTTGCGCTGAACGGTTGAAGCGATTCGCTGATTATCTCGGCGATCGATTTCGTCGACGTCGTGTCGGGGGTCTTCTCGGGATTCGTCGGTTCGTTTGCCATCTGCGGTTCCTCCGCTTTCTGCTTGAAGGGCCAAGCCATACGTGTCTACCTCCTCGGGTACGGCTAATAGTGTCCTGTACCCGCTGATTAAGGAGCGTAACTGATAGACCACATCAGTGTCAATTTTCTTTCGCTCAAGCGTCTCATACTTGAGGTCCGCCTCCGCCAGTTCCAACAGGCGGCGGAGTCCCGCCTCCCACGCCCGCCACGCCGGGAGCAGGAACATTTGCTGGACCTCGACCGGGGGTAGCCGCAGCAGTTGATTGAATGGATGAAGGGGAGGGGGCCATTTGCCCTCCCGGAGGAGACGGCGGATTTTTTCCACCTTGACCTTCTGAGAAGTCTGGGAGTTTTGGCTCGGGGACGTATTGTTCTGGTTGGTCATATTGGAAATCCTTCATCACCCGTTTGATAAATCGGTCTAATGATCGGACGGTCTTGACCATGTAGTCTTTGACTTCGGGTTGGATCATTGGCGAGGACATGGCTTGCATGAGCTGGCCAACGGCGGTGTAGTGGCGTTGGAGCAATCCCGCCAAGAGCATGTCAGATTGCTTATCCATCTCCCGATTGAGCGAGGCGGTGCTGGCGCGGATCGGGATGGCGAGACGATTCTTGTCGAACTCCTTCAGCGCGGACTTGAGGATATCCGCGTCGAGGCCGAACATTTTGGCGCGGTCGCCGACTCCGTACTTGGCGTACATCGCCGTGAGCAACGAGCCGAGCTTGACATGAGCGTGGCGGAAGTCCGATGCGTCGAGGTTGACCCGGCTGTTGGACTCTTGCATCGTGGCGAGGGTGCCGGCGCTCGAATACGATCCCGTCTTTTTCTGTGGCCCCCCGCCCCCGCTGCCAGCTATCGCCGGGCTGATGCCCGCCCGCGACTGTGCGTGAGCTAGAGTGACATTCTCGTTCTCGAACGATGAGGGGTATACGTCCGCGATCTGGATCGCCTCGATGTCATCCTTCTCACCCACGAGGAGAGCCATCGGATATAGTTCGACATTAGCGTCAAGGTTTCGAGCGCGCGGACTAACACGTAGAGCGCGAGTGTTCGCTGCGGTCGCGTTGTCGAGGCGTTGATTGTGGACCGTTGAGAGTTCTTCTTGATATCGTTCCAACAACTCTGCAACACCATGCCCGTACATCCCGTCCGTTCGATACCCCATCCTTGCCCGCAGAATGGGCAGTTCATTCTGAGGGAGGAAGTTGAATACCCTCCGCAAGACCGTCTTGGTGCGCTTGTGGTAGGAGTCAATGATACGAAACTTTCGTTTGTTGTGCCACCACGAATAGTAGCACTCGGCGATGTCCCATTGGGCATTGGCATCGTAGTTACCCCGTTCTACGATTCCTTGGTCTTGGAGTTCTGATTTCTCCTGAGGCTTCGGGCCGTTTCGGTCGGGGGAGTCGAGGATGGCATCGACGGCGGCTTTGCTGTAGGCTCCAGTGAAGGCTCGTTCTTCAAGCGCTTTCCGGCGCAGCGTACGCACTTGAAATACAAACTCCGCTTCCCCCGGTGTAGACGCATCAGGCGTAAGGAAAACGTCTTCATGCCGCAGCTTATGCACCCGAGGCCCTGAATAGATAGTTGTTTCATCACCTTGGATCACCTTCGATCTTGCCGAGGTGTAGCCGACGTTTGTTGTTTCGATCTTATGCTCATACCCTAGCTTGAGGAAACTCGTCCCAAGCCGAATCATATCCGTACACCACAGCCCCTCGATGCGGTAGAGGTCGAGTTCAGAGGGTTCGAATCCCATGATGTCTAGGAAGTCTTCGAGCGTCCGGCGTTCCTTCGAGGCGTGTTCAAAGTTCAGGGTGTCGGCGGGGTCGAACTTTCGGTAGTCTTGGAAGGGCCACAACGGATGAGTTGCATATGCCAGCCCTAGTATTCTGGCCGCGAGGGTGTCGGTTGTCTCGCCGATAACCTGGACGATGGTGTTGGCAGCATTCGGCCACGGGAAGGACTTCGTTTCCTCGCCAGGGATGCCAAGATAGAGTTTGCGCCACTGGGGAATCTTGTTTTTATGGAGGTCAGAATGAGATTGGGTTAAGAACTCAATCTGACCGTCCACAAATAACGTCATCTCGGCGTCGGTGTCCTTGCCGAGATTACAATCGACGAGTTGGAAGTCTTCTGCCATAAGGTGCGATCCGGCTCAATTAGTTAATTGTTACTGTGACCGCACCCGGTTGGTTTGGGATTGTCACAACTTGATCGTAGATGTTGAAGCTGGTGGCTGCGCTGCCCGTTGCCGCCGGGGTCCAACTGATCGTGGCGGTATGGGTGCCGGTTGCCGGAACGACCGCGCTGACGATTGCCGAGGCGACCGATTCGCCGGCTGCGTTGACGGCGGTGACTTCGAAGTTGACCGAGGTGCCATCGATGAGAGTCGGGGTGGTGAAACTATTCGTGCCGCCTGCCGCGACGGTTCCGATTTTTGTGAAGCCGGTTGTTGCCTGCGCCCAGAGTTTGAACGGGTTGCCGAGGGTGAGGTAGAAAATCAGCGATGCAAAGATTGTGATGGAGATGATTCTGGAGATTCTGGCTGTCATACGCACGCTCCACGAGTTTCGTTAGTCGAACGAGGTCCAGCTTAACATTTCCTGAGTGGGCAATCAATTCATCAAAATGAGTGCAGCAATAATGTTGACCGTCGAGTTCGTGGTCGCCATGAAGGGCGCAGACGATGCAGGGCATCAATACCCCGTCGCTCTCGATCGTTTGCCCATCCGGTTCTTGCGCTCCTCTTTCATCGCCGCGATTTCCTTGAACCGATAATTTGACCAGGTTTGGGGCGCGTACGAGAAGGCGTCCAGCACGTCCACCACCTGCCGCGCGCTATGCGAGTAGCGGGTGTATTCGGTGATAAAGGCGGATTGATCGCGGCGGATGAATACTTTCCCCTGCTCGAAGAGAGGGGAGAGCGCGTCGATCCGGGTCCACTTGCCATGCTTGCCCCGATCGGTCTTGAGTTCGCGGCACCTCAAGTTACGGTTCTCGATCTTGTTGCGATACTCCAGATGATACTTTAGGTATTTCTGGGCGGCGACGGTTTCGAGCCAGAACTCGGTCAGCTTCCACCGCTCACACATTGAGTAGATATGTTTGGTGAGGTCGTCGTAGGGCATGGATTGCGCCCAGATGTCGAGCAAGTATATCTGGTCCGTGTCGGGGTCGAGTCCAGTCACCACAATCGCATGGCGGGCGCGGCCCTCGCTCCCCGAATGATTCGGGTCAACCGTCATCGATCGGACGAGTCGGTTGACGGGGATGTCCGAGTAGGTGGTCCCCTTCACGACCTCATGTTCGAGCAGCATCCGGTTCGCTTCGATCTGCTTGATCTCCCCCTCCATCACGAGCTTCTGCATGAATGGCTCAGGTTTGGGTTTGTAGTAGCGGAGCCATTCGGGTTTGAACACTACATCCTCGGCGCTCAACGCCTCGTTGAGGTATTGGTGGCTGAAGAGGTATGCCCCTTGGCGGCGCCTGATTTTTTCTAGTCGGGCGATGTCGAACTCTTCGGGGAGAATCGGCTTACCAGGCTCGTGCATATCGCAACAACCGCCAAGGGCAGAGTGAGACTCCACCACAAATTCTGGCTCGTTCTCACGTATCCAGCCGTTAAGATCGGTGGGACTCCACCTGTTACCAACAACAAGTTCCGTATGATCCGGTCCATCGAACGCTCCCTCCAGAAGTTTGTGATATTCGATCGTGTCGGCCATGATGATCTCGCTGCGGAGTGCGTCCTTCCCCACGAGGTCATCTTCGATCATCCTATCGTAATGACGACTTTGTAACGCGCCCCCAACGCCGATGAAATCAAAAGTGCCTTCTCCATGAGGGCGGAACTTACTTCCTCCAATGCACTTACTGGAAGCGTTCCAAGTTGATTTCTCATTAGGGATGATTTCTGGGAATAAATCTCGAAACCGTCCGTTGTTATAGAAATGTTGGTCGATACGCATCCCGAGTTTTTCAGCATTGAGTGCCGCCTCCGATACGATTAGGATTCTGATTAACGGATTGTGTGCAAACTTCATCCACCTAATCCACTCATCCCCATATCCCAGCTCGCGCATCGCCGCCTCATCATTATCGGTGAAGGGCAAGGACCACCAGATCGGCAACGCCTCGGTCATCATTGTTGTCTTGAAGTGGTCGCGTGGCAACTCCAATAGATAGTTGAGGCGCTGGCGCTCCAGGTTTTCGCAAATCGGCTTATGGAGGTGTTCGGTCAACCTACCACGCTGTAGTACAAACTTTGCGAAGTAGTATAACGATCCCAGCGCATTGAGCTTGATGATGTGGGGATCGAGGCGGGGATTGCCGATGAGCTGGAGGATCTCCCACCGCTGGGTATTGATGGTCATTCGGCCTCATAGAGATTGCAGCACCCGCGATACTCGACATCTCCCTCGACCTTTTCGCAAGGGCCGTTGTACTGGCCGCCCCCGTAATATTCACATCGTCCACAATAGGTGGGAACGTCCGCCCCCTCGATATATCCCGCTGTCTCCTTCAACAGGAGCATCTTCGACCGACCCGCTCCGACCGACTGGCCGTGGACATAGAGCGCGCAGGTGCCTCGGGCAGCGCTGACGTTAGGAGGGGTGACGATCATGCACTCGCGCGATAGGGCGATGTAGTCGCGGCACTTCCCGCATCGGGTGCCAAGGTCGGGTCCGCCGACATCGAGCGGGCCGAAGTAGACAGCTTGGGATTTGGTAAGTTTGTCCATATTAGCGTCCGGTCGAGGCAAGAGTGACAAGAGTTCCGGCGGCATGGCCGAAATTGTTGATGGCGTTCGGTAGCCACCATTTCGAGTAGCGATGGCCAGGGATGCCCGCGAATGCGAGGGCGTCGTCTTCACGTTTGTAGCGGTAGCTGACGATGGCGTTAACCGCGAAGATGGGCATGGTAATGCCGTAATAAGTGGCTCGACCGGGATGATGGCCGAAGATTCCATTCGCTTCCACCGTTCCAGCCTTGGCGAGTGCGTAACGGGAGTTCTCCACGTCAGCAACGGTCAGGGCGAGGGAGAGAAGGGTGGAGGTCCAGTAGGCGCGGTCGGCGGTGCGGTGCGGGACAATAAGTGGCTCGTACCATGTTTGATCATGGTCGGTCAATTTGACGTTGACGATTGGGCCGGTGATGGTGGAAGCGAGCGGGACGAGTTTCGAATCCCGGCAGGTCCAGACGCGGTGATCGATGATCCGACGGGCGTCCGCGATGTTGTCGCATTCGGCGGGCCACTCTTGCTGATTTGGAGAAAGTTGAATAATATAAGGCGCCGTTACAGCCCTAATATCTGCATTCTGGTTCATCATCGATGATCCAGAAAGACACTCTAAAGTATTTAATTGTTCCTGAGTACAAATAAAATTCTGGTAAGGTAAGTCCGTTTTATCGGTCTGCGCCCGCGCGGGGAGCGCGATCAGTATCAGGGCCGAGATAAGCGCAATTTTCATCGCCACTCCTGTTGAATCTCTGCATACATACCTTCAAGTTTCAGATCACGTTCATGGAGTTCAACCTTACGATTCGTGCAATCCAAAGCGTCCCACTGTTCCACAGTTACTCGATTACAGTCGGATTGAAATTTAATTGAATCGGTAAAAAACTTCTCGGACTCTTTTTGAAAAACTTCGTGAGTATTCAAGTGGGGATTGAGAGGTTGAGCCAATTTAGGGACAACACAAATCGCATAGAATACTCCACATCCAAGGGCGAAGCTGATGGCTATAAAAAGTGCAATCAACTGTTTCATTGTCCTTGCCTCCCCGTGTAGACTCCGAACTTAAAGCATCCAATCCAGTATCCGAGCTTGGTCATTAGCCATTTCATATCCCCGTTGCCTCACGTTGCGACGATATCGCTCGCAGTTCGAGGTGTCCGCGCACTTTGGTCAGCACCTCGGTTTCGTGGAGAATGCGGAGGCATACCGGCTGGCCCGCCCGCTGGAGATCGATCGCAAAACCCGCGAAGTTTGAGAACAGCACTCCATCCCCGACCTTGTAAACTTTACACTGCTCTCCAGCCGACCGGACGATTCCGGTGGTCGGGCGCCTTTGCGACACCTCGGGGACGACGATGATCCCACCCTTCCCGTTACACTCAGGGCAAGTCTTGATCTTACCGCCCGCGACGGTCGAGGCCACCCGGCCCGATCCTCCGCACTCCTTACACTCGTACCCACTCTTGAACTGATCCTCCTCAATCACGAGGCGATCACCCGACGCGGCGAATCCCACCTCGCCGACTTCGAACCAAGTTGACTCAACAGGGGTAGGTATTACATTAGACACTCCGTTATTAAACATCAGTCCCCCCGTTGCTGTCGATGTCACTCTCGGGCTGCCCCACGTCGTCTCTGGACTGCTCATCCTCAACCTCCTCGGTCGATACGATTTCACCCATAATGTCATCTGCTGCCTGCTGCAACTGCTTCGGCCCATTCGCCATTCGCATCTGTTCCACCACCGCCCTCGCCGCCTCTAGCGTGTCATTCGAAAGGTTGACCTGGGCGTTTTGTGCGTTGACGGTGATATTCACCTGTTCTTTGCCCACGACTCCCGTCTCCTTCAGGAGCCACATCGCTACGTCCTTGTCGCCCTTATCCAGCCATTCCCTGACCACCTTGATTCCCGCCGGACTCATGCTGACCATTGCCTCGTTAAATCGCGCGACCCGTTCGGCCTTATGGACCCCGTTGAACAATGTCTTCCGCACGTTCTTCTCATTCGTGTGGCACTCTTTGGCCACCTCGGGGATGCTCAAGCCCCTCTCCCGAGCCTCGAAGATATCCTGCTGCATCTTCTCCTCGCGGTTCTTCATCTTCGCGCGGCTGCGCATAGTCGCCCGGCCCTTCGCGCGCTGCTCATCCGTAAACGATCCCATGTCAGTCCGAATCCTTCACAGGTAGAATAACCGCTTCGGCCAGATCATCACGCCAAATTGGATACACAATCTTCCTTCCATCTTCAGTTTGATCTTGCTTGGGGCGATTTTCGCTCATTAGTCCGCAGCCTCGGGTGCCTTCATCTCATCCACGCTTACCTTCTCCTCATACTCCAGCCCTCGTCGCTTCCGGGCGAGCTTGACCGCCAACTCCTCAGTCACCGCCGGGGCGATCGATAGCGCATACTCGGCATATTGGCTGAAGCTGATCCGTCGGAGGGCACACTTCTCCCTCAGCATCTCAACGATGGCGCGGTCGATGGAGAATGAAATGATAGTCTTCATGGTCAGAATGCGTCCAACGGGTCGAGCAGATGGTACATTATCAGCACTAATAGGGCTATGTCAAGTTTCCATGAAAAATTTATGTTCGGTGCTTTACATATGCATACCCGCTATACCCTCCTTTGCCACCCAGTCTCCTCGAAGCATAGGCCAGCGGGCCACCTGGAGCGGGCCGCGCAGCACCTAACCTCAACGTTATGTGCATGGTGAACATACTGGTTCTTATCAGACACTGTTACCTTATGTGACAATGTTAATAAGTTGTGGGATTGTGGGTGTGCTCACGGTTGCTCGTGATGTT